CACTAACTATTATATATAAACATCTCTCTCTAACTATCAAAAAATCAACATGAAAAAAGAACATTTTTTAAAGATTTACAAACAAAAGCTTAAATATCTCCACTATTCCGAAAGAACGGTGGAGATATACACCCACTACACGGGTAAGTTTTTGGAGGCTGTGGATAAGTACCCGCAGCACTTGGTATCTTCCGATTTCCAACGCTATTTGGATAATTACAAGTTTACATCCGTAGCGCAGCAAAACCAGGTTATCAATGCGATTAAGTTTTTGTACGAAAAAGTACTAAACAAAAAGTACGATAAAGTTTCGTTTGAGCGCCCGCGCAGGGAACGGCATTTACCGCAAATAATCGATAACAATTATTTGCTTAACCAAATAAACAGCATCGCCAACCTAAAGCACAAAGCCATATTATCGTTGGCGTATTCGGTTGGTTTGCGGGTAAGCGAGGTTATAAACCTTAAACTATCCGATATTGATTCGGCACGTATGGTTATTGTTATTCGCCAGGCAAAAGGCCGTAAGGATCGCATTGTGCCACTTTCGCAAAACATACTCGAATTGCTGCGCTGTTACTACAAAGCATTTAAGCCAAAGGAATACCTGTTTAACGGCCAGTTCGAACTAAAGTACTCTGCCACCAGTTGCAACCAATTGGTTAAGCAATACCTCGGTGCAAAGTACCATTTCCATTTACTTCGCCACTCGTGCGCTACCGAACTGCTCGAACGTGGTACCGATTTGCGTTTTATTCAAAACCTGCTCGGCCACAAATCCAGCAAAACAACAGAGATTTATACCCACGTATCAACATCGGGTTTGCAACGATTACCATTGCCTATATAATTTTCAATTCTCAATTATCAATTAAAACTCTGGCCTTTACCAAGCCAACAACAAACACTAACTTTCAAAAACCTGTGAATATGACCGATTGTGTAACCATCAAACTCAAACCGTACCTTCAGGATTTTGTCCGGGGGTTTCTCAACGACGATGTTGTAAAAGCAAGTACGCGCAATTTTATTGGCAAAATGCTTAGAATATTTATCCAGTATTACCCTAAAGATTATAAGCCAGTATTTGCAAAATCTGTTTATCATATAACTATTGAGTTGCATTTTTTTACTAATACAGTTGATTTGCGTGGTAATGTATACATGAGCGAAGAGAATCAACGTTCTTTTGAATCAATGCTTGATGATTTTTTTAAGAATCTATTTTATCAGTATATGGATGATAAAATTAGATACAACGACGAGATTAAGAAGTGTATTATTGATTTTTGCGATTTCTATAATATTACATATTCCGTTATTAATTACGAAATGTTAAAAAAATCATATTATAGACATAGAGATAAAACTGGCGGAAAAATTTCAAAAAAAGGAAGAAAAAAATCCAATAGTTTGTCCCTCAATTGTCCCTTATTTTTTTTACTCTAAACCAAATTTTATATGAACAATTTTCCAGAACCCAATCTCGAAAATATGGGAGGATACTCCCGCTTTAATTTTATTCCTAATTACCAGGTCGAAAGTTTTTCGCCTACGGCAAATACAATAAACACAGCGCTTGTTTTAAAATCGGGGGCCGTTTGGTTTATCGGTGCCGCTGTTTTCAAATCGCTTTCGCTTGAGGAAAAAACAGTGGCAACTGCCGCCGGCGATTTATATAAATACGAATTCTCTGGCGTATATCCGGGGCAAAGCGCACCCATATCAGAACTATTCGACGAAATGAAAGCACAGCCACTTGTTATCGATGTAGAAGATAACAACGGCCAACGCCGCTTGTTAGGCAATACAAAAAACCCTTGCAAGTTTTCTTTCGCATTCAAAAGTAAAGAAACCCCATCCGGACGGCCTGAATATACATTTTCGTTTACCTGGGAATCTCCAAAACCCGCGCCTTTCTACGCACCGTAAGTCCTTTAATTATAGATTAACACGGGGTAACATTGTTTAAAATTTTATTATAAGCATGCTACCCCGTATTTTTTCTGAGATTTTTGGAGGCGTTTGGCTCATTGATAAAGCCACTGCTGATAGTTATATGCCCCTAATTATATCCGTGCTTAAAGGCGATTTTCAGAAAAACGGAATTGATTTCTTTAATTACAAACCTGCTATACAGGAAAACAACCTGGTTTATTCCATTTTCGAAAATGGACAATCTAACGATCAGACACCTGAAAAAGCTCCTGAAAATTCAATTGCTGTATTGGATATTACCGATGTTATTTCGAAATATAATATTGCTTGTGGACCTCTTGGCATGAAAACAAAAGGAAATCTTTTAACCCGTGCATATGTAAATCCTAATATCAAAGGGGTTATTTTAAATATTGATAGCGGAGGTGGATCCGGCTTAGCAATGCGACACATGACAAACTTAATTGACCAGCGCAATAAACCCGTGTTGGCTTTTGTTGACGATATGGCTGCCAGTGCTGCGTATGGTATTGCAGCTTCTACCGATTGGGTTGTGGCAAACAGTAACATTGCTAAAATTGGATCTATTGGTACATATATAACCATTGCTGACTATGCTGAGCATTGGAAACAGGAAGGCGTTCGCCTGATTGAAGTATATGCCGATAAAAGCAAGGATAAAAACAAGGAGTATTACGATGCCATTAAAGGCGATACTTCCGGAATAAAAGAAATGGCTAACCGGTTCAACGAAGAGTTTATCGAATCAATTAAGAAATACCGTGGCAGTAAGTTACCCGACGAAAGCGTGTGGGGTACCGGTAAGTTATTCGATGCCGACCAGGTAAACGGATCGCTTGTTGATGAAATAGCCACATGGCAGGATACTGTAACATCATTCGCACAATCACTTAATATATTATAGAAATGTTTGTAAAACAAGAAAAGTACGAAGAACTCCAGAGCCAGTTCAATGGCTTGAAAGAACAAAATACAGCCCTTCAGGCACAAATGGAAACATTGGCCACACAGGCTGCAAATAGTTCTGCTCTCCAGGAACAGTTAACTGCCATAACCGGCGAACGCGATTCCGCTCTCACTGAGGTTAACAGCCTTAAGGAAACCAACGCCGATTTATCTGCCCAGGTTGAAGCTTTAAAAGCCGAAAACGAAACGCTCAGGAATCTTCCTGGTGCTGAAAGTGCAACCACTACCAGCGAAACAGAAGCATCCAACGGCGAGCCGCTTAGCGATTTGGATAAGCTCAACGAGTTTTGCAAAACCAACGCCAACGATGTGAATGCATGCGTTGCCGCAATAAACAAATTCAAACTTAAATAAAATAAGCCATGTCTAAGACCATTAATGTTGAATCCTTAACCAGGACATCTGTAAATTACGACCCTATATTAAGGATGCTTCCTTACAACGACCTTCGTCCTCGTTTAGCTGAGATGGGGTTCCGTTTTATTTCTTCCGATAAAGAACTTCGCGAAGTTTCTTTTGAACGTAAAGGTGGTATTGCCCGCCCTCTCGCTGCCGGTGTTGAAGATCCTGCTGGCATTACCGAAATTGGCAAAGCCAAGGAATCAAAACTGGTTCCTGAATGGGGTTACACCGCATTAGTTGAGGATATTATGAATTACGAAAATGTAAACGTAATTGGTAATAACCCTGAGCATGTGGATCCTCAAACCAAGAAACACCCACAGGAATTGTTAATCATCGAATCGGTTGTAAAAACCGTTAACGAAGATTTACTGGATGCTGCGTATTTCGCAAAACGCGACGACGAAGATCCTTCACCTTATGGATTGTTCGACGGTATTTTCGAGAAACTCGATGTATTGGTTGCTGCCGGCGAAATTTCTGCAGCAAAAGGCAACCTCGTAGCAACTGGCGCATTTACGGCTCCAACAACTGCCGACGATTATGCAGCTTATAGCAAAATGGTTACTGCATTACGCGCCTCAAACTGGGGTTTAAAACGTGGTGGTGCTTTGTTGAAAATGACATCTTCACTCTATTATAAGATAAAAGATGCATTGGCTAACAAGCTGAAAGCTGTTGCCTCTACCATTACGGTAGATGTTTTAACGGCTGCTTTAAGTGCCGATGCGCAATTTCCTGGTTTGGTTATTTCCATCGAAGACGAAATGGGAACAGGCGACCGTTTTATCGTAACCAAAACTCAGAATTTGGATTTTTCGTTGTGGACTGACACAGCAACCAACTTTGTTCAGGTTCGCACTCCATTTAAGAATCCTAACCTGGTTCAATACTGGAACCAATGGAAAGCTGGTTCGCGCGTTCGTCAGCATCATGCAAAAATGTTGCTTACCAACGACCAAACCAATACCGCAAACCAATTAAGCGGCGATTATATCAGCTAGTAAGCTGCGTAAATAATACGAATCCCGCTTCGGCGGGGTTCTTTTTATCATTCACTAAAATTGTAAAAATGAAAATAGTTAAAATATTATCGGCCATTGCTTTTGCACTTGTATCGGCAATGGTTATATCGGTTGCCACGGATATTCATCCGCTTTGGGTAGCTGGTCCGCTTGTATCGTATGGTTTAGCTGGCGTGTTTGGATTTATTCCAATGCCTGCCAATTCGCTTTGTGTGAATTTTGGAGCTATCGCTAATCCAACTTTCCCGGATATTGACGGGCGCGAAGCAATGGGCGGATATACCTCTATTGCTTACATAGCTTTAAAAAGTGATATTGCTACATGGCCAACACAACCGGACATCGAAACCGTTACAAAAGTTGGAGATTTAGCAAAACTACTCGGCGCATTTGTAATGAAGGAAGGCAAATACTTTATTAAGGTAATGGTTAAACCAGGCACCTCGCAATTTACTCCTGAAGGACAGGGCGAAGTTGGCGGTAAATCGTTTAAACCAAAAGGTCAGTTTTTCCTGCCAGGTATCGACGATGAAACAATGGGCTTATCGCGCTTGCTTAATAACAAATTTGGTGTTGTTATTCTTCCCGATCCTGATGGTAACCATCGTATTTGTGTAGGTACAGAGGAACTTCCTGCCGAATTTAAACCAACCGGAGAAAGCGGCCAAAAAGCTGCCGATGTAAAAGGCTTTACTTATGCGTTCGAAGCCGATTCGTTTGCACCGGGTTGGATTTACGAAGGTGCTATACCTTTATCTGGTGGTTCAGTTGTTGGTGTATCCTAATGGGAATGTTTAAAATAAAAGGGATTGAGCATCCCGGGCGAATCAACGTAAAAGTTGATGGCAGGTTTAAGGATGTAGATCTTTACGAAGCATCCGACGAAGTGCTTGAAAAGCTTTATGCCGATGGTTGCCCGTATGTTGTTCTTACCCCTGAAGAATTCCTAAAACGAAACCCAACAATCAACAACATAGAGATTAAGAGAATAGATATAAAAAAGCGAGCAAAATCAGCGAAGCAAGTAGATAGATAGTTAGTTAGTAGTTGTTTAAAAGCCCGTGGCGCGAGTTACGGGCTTTTTTTTCAAACACAAAACCATGAGCAAAATACCAGTAATATTCAACATGGCTACCATCCCGCAACGGGTAAAGCCGCTCGAAGATTGCATTAAAAGCATACTCCCGCAATGCGATCACCTCAATATTTACCTGAACAATTTTGGCAAACAACAAACGCCTGCTTACCTGGTTCATCCAAAAATTACGGTATTCAGGAGCGAGGAGGAAGTGGGCGATATTGGCGATGTGGGTAAGTTCTATTGCTGCGAAGAATGGGAAAACTGCTATGTATTTACGGTAGACGATAAGTATGTATACGCTCAGGATTATACCCTGCGGCTTATCGAAACCATCGAAAAGTATGGGCGCAAAGCGGTTGTAAGTTGCCACGGACGGCTTATAAAACCAAACTGCAAAAGCTATTACATGGATCCGGCACAACAGTTTAACCTGGGCGGAGAGGTTAAGGAAGATACGTTTGTTCACGAATGCGGAACGGGTTGCATGGCTTTCCATACCGATACCTTTCAGTTTAAGCTATCAATGTTCAATTATACGAACATGACCGACATACTGGCGGGAATTGCGCTGCAAAAAGCAAACGTGCCCATTCTTATTATGGCACACGAGCAGGGTTGGGTATGGTTTTCGCGCAAGTGCGATAACGTGTATTCGATCCACAATTTTCTTAACCGTGCCGATCACATACAAACCCGCATTGTAAACGAATTCTCATGGAAGATAAACACATGCCAGCCAGTAAAATAAATACCTGGTTCGACGCGATATACCTTATTAATTTAGATCGCCGCCCTGAGCGCCTCGATAAAGCACTGAAACAACTCGAAGCGCACGGCATAGACAATGTATTACGCTTTCCGGCTATCGATGGCAACACGTTGGAAAAGCACCCTACACTAAATGCCGGCCAGTTGGGTTGCACCGTTTCGCATTTGCTTATATTGCACCATGCCAAGGACAATAACTTTAAGCGGATCCTCATATTTGAAGATGATATTGTACTCGGCGACGATTTTAACCAGGTACTTAACCAGGCTATTGATGAACTACCAGAAGACTGGTGCATGTTTTACATGGGTGGCAACCATTTTAAAGGGGTAGAAAACTATTCCGATGCATTGGTAAAGCTAAAAGGAACACTTACCACGCATGCCATTGCTATTAATCAAACCTTTTTCGATAAGGCCATCGAAACCATAAGCCCGTTAATGCATGTTATCGATGTGTATTATATGGTTATGCACGAGCAATACGCTTGCTTTTGCACATCGCCAAAAATAGTTTTTCAGGCCGAAGGGTATTCCGACCTCGAATGCAGGCAGGTTAACTATACAAGCCTTCATAATTAGTCCTTTATAGTTGCAGTTGCAAAAAATACTTTAGCATAAAAAACTAAAGTATGACACTACAAACAATTGAACAATGGATAAATAACCCCGGCAGGGATTACGAAACAGGGCTTGCCATATACAATGCCTATAAAATAGATAATAACTTCGACAATTTCTTTCAGTCGAATTTGAACCCGCCAGCCGGCAGTATGCAGTTCAACATGCTTTATAACAAAGTGTGCGAAATTGCCCGAAAGATTCGGCTAAAACCATCGCTAGCAAAACAACAACCCATAATAGTTAAGCCCATCGATATTGATGAGCTAAAAAGAAATAAACTCGCCGGTATTCAACCAGCCGGGAGAGCAAGAATTGCCGATAACCCGCTTATCGAGGTATCAAAACTTCCTGAAGACTTGCAGGCTTTGTATTACGAGAATAAAAACCTTACCAAAGAAATACACCAGCTACACGAGGAATTAAAGGCCATACCAAAAGGCAACGAATACAACAATGCCCGCAAACAAAAAGCCCTTGAGCTTACCGGTAAAGAAGAAAAACGGGCAGATAATTGGGCAAGGCTGGATACATGGTATCGCAAAAATATCCTTACCACGCCCGAGCAAAAAGCCGAATTCGATGCCAAGAAAGATGAGCTTAAGGTTTCGCTGAAGGAAGCTAAAAAGATGCTGCAAAACATCGAAAACCTTAAGATTAATATTAGCAGAACGAAGAAAGCGGTTGCCGAAAAACCTGCATTGGCCGAAAAGCTAAACCCAAAGATCGAAGCTTGGCAAAAAGAATTGGACCAGCTGGAAGAAAAACTGAAGTAACATGGATATACAGCAGCTCTCTGAATCGATTTCCAGTATGCCTGAGGATGAGCTGCTGGTTATTTACGATATTCTTAAGGAAAAGCTCGAAAGCGATCATGCCAACCGCATGGCTAAAATGCCAGATCTTATCAATCCTGAGTTTGCGGTATTCGATAACCGCAAGGTCGATAAGATTTCAGAAAAGGTTTTGCATATTCGCCAGCGCCGTTATGTTGCCTTTGTTTATTACTACAGCCACCCCGACAGAACCGACGATCAGATGATACAGTTCATCCAGATGGCAAACCCTCAGCTCAGTTACATCGAAGCGCTGCGCGACTTAAGCAACATAAAACTGGTAATTGGCAACATGCCACGAGCCCGAAAGGATCTTATCCGGTGGCAGGTTATCGAAATGCACAAAAAAGCCTACCAGAAAGCGCTCGAAAACAACAACGATTTAGGTATGACAACGGCAGCCAACAACATTGCCAAAGCTGCCGGGTTAGATAAGGAGGATCCCGAAATACCCTGGGACGAAATTAACCCGCCAAACTTTGAGCCTACCGCCGACATTACGGTTATCGATCCCGATCGCAAACCAAAATCGCCAAAGGAAATTGATGAGCAGATTGCTAAGCTCAAATCGCGCTACTTACAAATTGAAGATGTAGAACCCGAGCTATGAGCGCAACCGAAGAAATAAAACGCGTTTACTTTCATCGCGGCCAGATGAAACTTTTGTGCATCCAGGCAAATAAGGAATACATTATTGCACCGCGTGGCTGGGGTAAATCCGATGGCATCGATGCACCACGCCTTGAACGAAATGTTTTTGCCATGCCTCGCAGCGTTGGCGCTGTGCTTTCTCCAACTTACGGCAAGTTATTGCGCAATACATTACCTGCGGTGGTTACAGCACTATCGCGCCACGGGTATAAACACGGCATCCATTATGTTATTGGCCGCCGTGCCGATAAAAAGCTAAACTTTGCCATGCCCCACACCATCCCGCTTGATTGGGATTATGTAATGCACTGGTTTAACGGATCCATTCAAAACCTGTTAAGCTTCGACAGGCCAATGAGTGCTAACTCCATGAGCTTGGATTATATAATGGGCTTCGAATCCAAGTACCTCGATTATGATAAGATAAAATCGGAAGTACTACAGGCCAATAGGGGTAACGAACAGTTGTATGGTAAATGCCCGTGGCATCATGGACACGTATTTACAACCGATATGCCCACCAGTAAAATGGGCGATTGGATTTTCGAGAAGAAAGAACTGGTTGATAAGGAACTGATTCATGGGATTGTTGATACGCAGATCGAAATACAACGGCTTAAAGCCAATAAAATAGATCCGCAACGCTTGCGGGCTTTGGAAAATGATCTCGCTTTCCTTCGCCGCAATGCTGTTTATTATGAAGAATGCGACCCGTTTGATAATTACGAGCTGTTAGGATCCCGATTTTACGCAGAACAGAAGCGCGATTTACCGCCATTCATATTCGACACTTCCATACTCAACAAGCGGGTTCGAAAAGTAGAAGGCGGCTTTTATTCTGCGCTAAACGAGAAGATACATTATTACACGTCGTACAATAATACCTTCCTCGAAAAACTTAACTACGATATACGCAAAGCGCAGGAAGCCGACTGCCGAAAGGATGGCGATATGGATTGGGATAAGCCCCTCTGCATAGCGCTTGACTATAACGCGAACATAAACTGGCTGGCATGTGGGCAGGGCGATGATAAAATAATACGCACCCTTAGCAGCTTCTTTGTAAAAGGCACCAAGCGCACTGGCGATTTACTCGAAAAGTTCAGCGAATACTACCACGTACGCAACAACAGAGATATTGTTTACTACTATACCCACACCGCATTGCAGGGTGCATACGCAATTTCAGATGAAACATTTGCCGATTTCATTATAGCCAAGCTTAGCCGCTTGGGCTGGAATGTTTATCCTGTGTACATGGGACACGCGCTAAACCATTCGGTAAAGCACCGCTATATCAACGATGCGCTTACGGGTAGCAACTACCAACTCCCACTAATAAATCAGGATAACAACGAAGAGCTTATCATTTCCCTCGAACGTACCAAAACCAAGATAACCGATGAGGGATTTAAGAAGGATAAGTCCGAAGAGAAAAAGCCCGAAACACCCACCGACCTATTAGAGCATAGAACCGATTCAACCGATGCATGGGATGAGCTTGTGCTTGGCTGTATTTTCCATCCTGTTGAAACCATGATGAGCGGTGTAACTGCAAATAATTACGGCTAGTTTTCTTGAATATCAAAAAAAGATAACTAGCTGATTAATAATAAGCTTTTTACCCTGAAAAAAGATGAATTTTTAAAAAATATCCAAAATCGAGGCGCGCACCGCCCTATAACGATGTGGCAGTTGCAAACATATTTAGCCTTATATGCCATGTCCTTTAATCACTGTGAATGAACGAATACATTAGCACTATGATATACATCGATGCCATACATAAGATAATAGAAGCAAACGACAAGGCAGGCAAGCAAACGCCTTGCTCGTTCGTGTACGTATCCAAATCAACAGGCGAAAGGATTGTATGCCCAAAGGCTTTCATCACATCGAGCAACTTCGAACGCCGTACAATCAATGTACTGATTGATAGCAGCGAACAGAAACGGACACTGCGATACACATTATTAGTTGAATTTAACGAACAGGAAGTAATTGTATGAAACATAAACAAGGTCCCGCACACCATAACGCCGACACTAAAGTGGGTATATTGGGCGATAACTTTGCTTACCTAGATGTAGCTCAGGCCGCAGTGATAACCGAACCATCGAGCAAATCCATGTTCGATAACCCTGATGCCGAGGCTAAGGATGTAACTGTAGATGGTAAGCCATACAAGTACATACCATGGGGGGCAACGGATAACACACCCACATCGGTTGTTAATAAGGTATACAAAAACCCTACAACTGCAGGTAATATCGAATTCAATATTACATTAGGGTATGGCGATGGGATTCTACCCGTAAGGCGTTCGGTAGTTAATGGTGATATAAAGCTTGAGCCTGTACTCGATAATAAGGATATAAACACCTTCTTTGATAACAACGACATTAACGGTTATCTACTTGAACAGGCCACAGACTTCCGCTTCTTTTTCAATGTATTTCCTGAGATTATACTTAGCAGGGATGTTGCCAGCAAGCGAAAGATAGTTGAGCTTAACAGTAAGGAAGCATGCTGGAGCCGTTGGACTAAAATGAATGCTAAGGGAATAGTTGAACATCACCTATACTGCTCTAAGTTTGGTACTGATAAGC